GATTGACCTTTTCAATTTCACGATCAAGTCGTGGCGTCAAAGTTGCGTAAAACTTGGTTTGTTGTGCAGCACGCAGTAGGTGATGCCGCCAGTCACGTTTGTCGTAACGCCACAACCAAACAACGTCAGCGTTCAGCGCTTTGGGAAAATAATCTTCAGAGCCTTCACAATGAGCTGCACCCAAGAGTTTTCTTTGACGGGCAGCAGGGCAATGATTTCAGAGCTGGCAGCGATCACAATCGCAATGGCAGCAGCAGTGGTGGGATCCATGACGAAATAGCGTCTGCTACCAGCTTATGGCTTGATCTCCAACTTGATCAACCGTTGCTCGTGATCAAGGATACGATCATCCATCTTTCCAATCTTTTCTTCAAATTTGATTTGATTTTGAAGTACATCATCAAGTTTGGTCGGCACCGTATACACCAAGTAGAAGATGCCGGAAGCTAAAGCCACAGTTGCTGCAACGCCAATGCCCGCAACGGTTTCTTGCTTGACTCCACGCCAAAAACCATTCTCAGACATCGCACGTCTGCAACTACTTTTAGATCTTACCGTCCCTGCCCACGGGTCAATTTACGACCGTGGTTAGGCAAGGAATGTTTTCCATTTCCCTGCCGTGTTCTTTTAGGTTTTGCTGGGACGTGCTGAACAGCTTTAACGCCCGTCTTTGACTTCACTGCCACGGCACACCAGCAGCCTTAGTGGGATGGCGCTGTTCGTCGATTTGGCCTTGAAGTGCCGCCTGAATTTCGTTGACCTTTTCTTCGCCGCCAAGGGCTTCCTGCACCCAAGAAACCACAAGCTCCTGCGTTAAATCCGCAAACGGGACGAGGTTTTCGGGGCGCTGGAATCCAATAGAGCCGTACGCACCAGAGGAGTAGGTGCCGTCGTTGGCATTGACGGTGTAATGGGCGGTGAAAACAAAACCATCTTCGGTTTCGCGTTCCAAATTAGCGATGCCCCAAGCGAACACCGTGGTGGGTGCAGCGGGAGCGGAGGCAGCTTTAGGCATGGTGTTAGCTGTTTCTGCTGGAGTTTACTGGAGGTGGCAAGTGAAGGCACTGCCGGATCTCCGCCTTGCGCTGTTCGATGCGCTCCCGGCGCTCAGGGGTGAAATCCTTGGTGAGTTCCGAGAAGGAGCGGGTCATGGGTAGGGAAGGTGACTACTGGCTACCACCACCAATAACCAGGACCACGCTGATATGGAAGACCTGCGTAGATCCAGATCATTGGGAAGAGGATGGCGACAACCAACAGTAGTGCTGCAATTAGGTAGTGCATTTAGTGAGTAGGACTACGACGCCTCAAGGGCTGCAACTTTGGCTTCGAGGGTTTCGATCTTGGTCAATGCCTGTTGAAGGGCTTTTGTAAGAACGGCAGTGATTTTGTCATAGTTCACCGCCAATGGGATTTCTTCAGTATCGTCCTCGTTTTTAGTAATGATCGACTTGGGACCAACTGGCACAAACTCAGGCATGACACTTGCCACCTCATCGGCTACAAAGCCAATTTCGTTACGTTGATCGTCAACCCTGAAATACTGCCTAGGGCGCAAAAGTTTGATCTGTTCAAGACCGTAGGGGCAGTCTTCAATATCAGTTTTTACAAGTCGGCTTGATGTGTCATAGGTAAGCTGGCCTGTTGTTGAACTATATTTGACCGTGCTGTTGCCCGCACCAGTGCTCCAGTTGTTGACATAGATGCCGCCGGTTGTCGAGTTTGCCTCGATCGTGATTCTGCCAGTGCTGGCAATCCTCATCCGCTCCGTCGGGCTGCTCGCTCCGTCGGCGGTAGTGGAGAACACTAAACGCGAAGGGTAGTCATTGCCTCCAGCGCCCCAACCAGCGTCGGCTACACCTTCAATACGAGCACCAACCCCACCGCTTTGGTTCCCAAAATCAATAATGCCAAGCCCATTTCCGTCACCTAATGAACCATTAGGCAAATTGCGTCGAATGAAAATACCGCTACCAGCACTTTCTACTTGAATAGGATAGCTACCCTGAGCAGTAGACGTGCCAACTAACAGGCGTCCCGAAGTATCAAATCGACCACGTTCGTTGTTGCCATTACTTGCAAATAACAGTGATCCTTGAGCCGCGCAGATTGCATAATCGGTTGATGCGCCAGAACTGATAGCCCCTCCTCCGCCCGCTCCTAGCAAACCTATATTTCCACTGCTGTTATGTGCGTGAGTAATGTAGTTATTTCCTGCGGTAGTTGACTGAAGCTTAAGTGGTTCTGCTGCGGTGACTATTTGAAGCGCCTGGCCGGGGCTAGTAGTGCCAATCCCTACTCGGCCTGAGGAGTCGACTCGGAGCCGTTCGCCAATAACGCCCGAAAATGTAGTGTTTATACTGAAATAGCTATTGGATAAAGAGCCACTTTCAAGTCTGCCAATAAGATCGACTTCTCCGGTTACACCAGCGCCAACGCCATAGGTACGGAAAATACCCAACTGAGCGCCCGTTGTGGTTCCGGTGTAAACGCTGTCAATGGCACCATTGTCAAATCTGCCGGTGCCGATTACGTGCAACGGGCGCTCAGGGCTAGAAGTCCCTATCCCTACACGCTGTGACGTGTCAATAGTTAAGGCAGCCGTGTTATTTGTGCGTATTGCAAATGGGTGACTATTTGCCGTACCAGTAAATCCAAGCCCCGTATCAGCCGCCAATCTAACGTCAGCAGAGTCAGTCCTTCTTGTGCGAATTTGCACAGAGCCTGAAGATCCTGCAACATCTAAGTTTGTTTCAGGGCTGCTAGTCCCCAGACCTAGTTTTCCATCCGATGTGAGGCGCATCCGCTCGGTGTTGTTTGTCCAGAACGCCATATAACCGTTTTCACGGTTAAGGAATGTAGAGTCACCTTGATTTTGTATTAAGATTAAACCATTTGATGCTCCGCTTCCGGAAACGTTGTTACCTATAGAGACAGCGCAAAAATCTGCGGACGGATTGTAGACGTTAAGCCTGTAATTACTGCTGTCTGATGCCTGTCCAATACCTATAGTTCCATCGGAAGCAACAAACAGCCGCCCAGTGCCATTAGTTGAGATGGCTACTTGGTCTGCACCGGGAGAATAAATACCAGTATTTGCATCGCCGGTGAAGGTCAGCGTGGGTGCAGCAGCAGAACCGAGCGGATAGCTAAAACGCTCAGAACTGGTCCACGCATCGGTGGAATCAACCCAGTTGATGGTTTTATCGGTCGTACCTTTCAGCGTGATGCCGCCACCGTCTGCGGTTACATCGGTAGGGGTAGTTACATCGCCAAGGATAATATTTTTGTCTTCAATAACAAGGTTGGTGGTGTTGATATTGGTGGTCGTACCGTTAACAGTCAGGTCGCCTGCAATCGTTACCGCGCCAGCAGAATCAATCAGCAGACGCTGCGTGCCGCCGGTGGTCACCGCAACCTGATCGGCGCCGGGGGAATAGATGCCGGTATTGGGGTCACCGTCGAACGCGATGCCGGGCGCCGTGTTGGAGCCGAGGCTGGCGTTTTTCATCACGTTGGCGATACTGACCTTCTTGGTCACGTCGCTGGTGACGTCAACGATTGGCAGCACATCCGTATTGACCGGATCTGTGTAAGCCGTCAGGTCGGTGATCTTGGTGGTGGCCATCGTTGATGCTCCGGTAGGTTGAGTTTAGGCGCGGCTCAAGTCTTAATACAAGCCAGCAGCGCGATGTTTCTGGGTCGTGCCTCGGTATCACCGCTGTTGTTGACCGTGATGCCGGTGACGGCCGATCCTGTATTTACCAACTGGTTAACGTCACCGCCACTACCGCCTCGGATGCCGTTAGAAGATCCTTGGGCGTAACCATTGCTGTGCAGGTGACCCGGATCACTGATGCCGTGCGCGTGAGCCAAGTTGGCGCTGGACTGTGCGGAGCCGAAAGTTCGACCCGTATCAATGCCGCGTCCATCGTCCCAGCCACGGGCAAATTCACCGCGCAGATCTGGTACGTTGAAGGTGGTGGAGCCATCGCCTGAACCAAATGTGGTGCCGATGGCGCTAAACAATGTTGCGTAAGTTGTGCGGCTGATTGCTGCACCATTGGCCTTCAGATAGCCGGTTGGTGCAGTGTTGCGTGCGCTCCAGATTATGGTGCCAGCCGGTGTCATATCGCTGGCTGCTGGAATCGCTGCAATCTGAGTATCCACATAGCCTTTGTTGGCGGCCATGTTTGTGGTGCTGGGGTTGCCCACCAGCGTGAGGTTGCCGGTCATCGTCCCACCAGCTTTGGCTAGGTAGGTGCTGGCTGCAGTGGTGATCTGCAGGTAACGGGCGTCCGCAAAGGTTTGGTCAATGCCGTCAGGGTCAACGCGCACCCAGTTGGTGCCGTCCCACATCTTCAGTTCGTCTGGCGTCTGCGCTGTGTCTTGCCACAACTGACCCAGTGCCGGACTGCTAGGTGCCGTGCCTGATGGGCTGGTGATGATCGACGCGCCGGGCTGGAACGAGACGATGGTGAACGTGGCGCCATTCCAAACCTTGAGCAACGGCGGATTGCTGCTGGTATCGACCCAAAGTTGACCGTTGGCAGGGGTGGAAGGCTGCGTCGGTCCAACGCTTGTACCAAGCAAACCCAGTGCCAGTGCAAGGTTGTTGGCCGTGATGCGCCGAGTCTGGGAGCCACTGACGCTGGAAAATGGCAGGAGATCCGCGCTGGCAATCGCTGTTGCGGCGGGTAACTGGGAGATCCGTAAGCCAGCCATCTCAGTACCCCACCACAGTGATGTCGATCAGTCCAGCCACTGCTGTACCAGAACTATTGACGCACTTCACTGTAACGCTGCTGGTGGTCTTAGACAGAACAATGGCGTTGATGGCGCCGGTTCCGGTGTCCTGCAGCGTGACCTGAACGGACTTGACGGCGCGGAATGGTTTGGTCAGCGGGATGGCAGTTCCAGCTCCACTGCTGCTGATGGCCACATCATTCTGAGATTCGATCACATCGGGGTAATCCAGCTCAAAACAGATGTCGCTGATGGCACCAGGGGATACGCCGTCTTTGCTGCGAATCAATGTCTGAACTTGGTACACATCTTCGATCAAACGCTCATACGGCGCGTAGGGGTGCAAAACGCCAGACGATTCACCGGAAAGAACACCAGCGCCGTAGGTACGTTGCTCGGCAAAAATCTGATCGTCGTTTTCTTGGAAAATATCATCGTCGTTTTCTTGGAACAGAACGGTGTCTGCGCCGGCCAAGGCGCCAATGCTGTGCTGGTACGTTGCCGTGGCGGTGGTGGTAATCAGGATGGCGCTTTCAAGGAAGTTGTTATCGAAGTTCCAGGTGTAGTAGGCGTCTTCCAGCGGGTTGATCTGTTGCAGTACGTCGTTGCCGGTGTCGCCAGTGATGTAGGCGCCGTTTTGCGTGGTCAGGAAAATACCGTCTTGAGTGATCAGGTAATAGTTATCGCTAATAGCAGCGTTGATGTAGCTTCCCGGCCATGTTGTGTTGTCGATGCACTCGTCGTAGACGGCGTTGCTGATCGGCGGAGCGCCAACGTTGAGCAGGATGGTGGCGGGAGTGTCGCTGCGCCATTGGGTGGCATCTACCGATTTGACCATCACGGTCCATTCATCGGTGTCGAACAGGCTGGTCTCAAACCATTGCTGCGCGGCGGTCACACCACCGGAATACAACTCAATCCCCTGTTCCCATGTGGTTGCGGGATTGCTGTCGATCAGGCCGCCTTGCTTGTAGCGGACCTCATACGACACCACATCGGACACCACGCCTTGGTCCCAGCTTCCGTACAGGCTGCGGGGTAGTTGCCAGCTAAAACGCTTCTGGCCGCTGTTCGTGTTTTCAACGACGGTAAACAGATTGGGCGTTGGCGGCACGATCTCTTCGCGCTCCACCGTGTCGTACAGATAATCGGTTGGGTTCTCACCGAAGATGGCACTGGTGAAGGCAACGCGAATCTCCCAGTCGCCGGGGGCGTGGAACGCGATGGTGTAGTAGCCGGTGAGCGGAATGTCGCTAAGGAAATACCAGCCATCGGCGGCGGGTTCCTTGACGCCCGGAATGACGGTTGGAACGTTGGTTGGAAATGCCCAGCAGAGGTAACCCGTGACGCGCTCGGGAATTGGGCAAGTGCCAGCGTCAACGATCAGAAGCTGAGTGCCATCAGGTTGGTTCTGGTGGCGGATGACGCCGTTGAAGGCCGGATCGGAAAGGTCTGGAATTGCGGGATAGCCCACCACGCCAGCGGTGGCAAAGTCGGATTGCTTGCCGAGGCGGTCAATCGTGGCAACGCGAAACTCGTAGGTGTCACCGAAGACGTGGTTATCAATCGGCTGCCAAATGTTGGTGGATGACACCTGCGTAATGTCTGACCATTCGGTGTCACCGATCTGGCGCCACTGATAGCGGTAGCCGCGCACAAGCAGGTCGTTGGCGTCGTTGGTTTGGGGTGGTGTCCAGTAGGCGCTGATTTGGTTCTGACCGTTGCGATAAACCAGCTCGGCGTAGACACCAGTGGGCGGTTTGGCGCCAGATAGCGTGAAACGGTCTTTCGGGATCGCAACAGGCAAGTCGTTGTCTACATAGCCAAATTTGCTGGCGTTGTACTGGACGGCTTCAACTTGGAAGACCAGCGGATCAACTTCGCTGATGGCGATGATCTTGTAGAGCGCGGCCTCAAGGCTCTGCCACTCCAGCACCCACAGCGCACCGACTTGAGTATCGACAATGCCGTTGCAACGGATGACCGTGTAGGCGTCATCGTCTTGCACGACATAACCCACCAGTTCATCGCCACTTTGCGTGATCAGAAGATCAAGGTTCTGGGCGCCGATATTGTTGAGTTGGCTGGCACCAGCGAGGTTGGAATAATCAACAACGTTGAGAACCTGCAGTTTTGGTTCAACGGTGATCGTGCCGTCTGGGTTGGTGGTCTTCTGCCCGTCGGGGATAACCAGCGTCAGCGTGTAGGTGTTGGCTGGGTTGAGATTTAGAACAGCGTCCAGCGTGATGCGGTTGTTTTCGGCGTCGATGGCACGGACGCGACCGCCAAGGCGTTGACCCTGCTTTAGGGGATCAGCGATTTGGATGACTTCACCGACGCTGGCGGCAAGACCTTCGGCACCAATCCGGAAACTGACTTTTTCGGTCTCGTAGCGGTTGCTGAATAGCGTGTGTTTTGCTGCCCGTAGTGCTTGACCGCGTGAGGTGACGCCCAGCAGGCGAAGGTCAATGGGGTTGTAGCCAAAACGCTCCAGCAGGGTGTCATCCTGCAGATATTCGGTGACGCTGGAATAGGACTGATTGGGGTCGTCCCAGTTGGCTAGAACAACGGATTTACGGGCGGTTTTGGCGGTGCCGTTGTAGGTGAAGCAGGGCGATGTAACGACGCCGTTGTCGTCAACCTCTTGGATGACGTTGGCTTCGCTGAACTGTTGAACAGGGATCTGGGCGCGATCTTGCGTCAGGTAGAGCTTGCCTTGGCTGTAGTAGACCAAGCCACGGAAGCAGGACGCCAGTGCGTTAAGGACTTCGTAGACGCTGCCGGGGTTCTGGAGGTAGACGTTGCAGGTGAAGCGTGGTTCGTATCCGCCTTCGCCGTTAGGAACTTGTTCGTCGCAGTATTGGCTGACGGTGTACAGATACCAAGGGTCGATTGCGATGGTCGGCATGTACCGAGCGCACCCGAAACGGGGGTTCAGCACAATGTCGCGGAAGATCCAAGCGGGGTTGTCAGTCCAAGCGGTGGTGAAGGTGCCGTCCCAGATGCCGCTGTAGGTGCGGGCTACAGGGTCGTAGTTGGTAGGTATTTGTACCCGCTTACCACGGACGCGGACGGACAGATCGGGGATGCTGTTGAACTGGCGGGCGTCAACTTTCAGCGCCACCAGTGCGGTGTTGGGGTAGGCAAACTTCTCGTCGATGATCTCGGCAAAGCTCTGCCATGCGATTCCGTTTTGCAGATAGGCACTGCTGCTATCGGGTGTGATGCGGGTGACGCGGACGCTCCAGGGTCCGGTGCCGCTCAGGTCAAATTCGTAGGCACGCTGGAATTGACTGCTGGATTTACCGCTGACTTCTGGCTCGGTGATGGTGGTGTACGGTCCACCATTGGCGGAAACTGCGATTCGGTATTTGACGCTGGTGGCGCGGATGTCGCCGTTATCGACGTTGGTGGATTGCAGTGCCGTGTGCGTGATGATGACGCGGCAACGCTCGGTATCAAGGTCGGTGATCGTGCGGGTGATCGGACCCGAGGCAGTAGTAACTGCCGTGTTGACGCCGACGGTATTTTCAACAGTGCTGAACCCCAGCATCGGGGTTTGTGTTTCGTCCGTGCCAGTGCGGCTGTCGATGGTATAGCCGTTAAAGTTCTTGCTGCCGTCAGGGTTCTGGATTGGCGTGGAATCCAAAAAAATATCTTCTTCAGCACTATTCGGGAAACCTTCAATTTCACCCTCGCTGACTGCATAAACAGTCTTGGCAAATGCAACCGAGAACAGGTTGTTGGCTTCCTCAACAGGCTGCCGCGTGGGTGCAACAATCGTTTGCTGGACGACTGTGGGTTGAGGTGAAGACGCGCCACCGCCAGCACCACTGATTTCAGGCAGGTTGTTGAGGTCTTCCATCAGAGGTAGTTCTGCAGCTCAAGGCCGAACGACAGCACCGGCAAACTTCCGATGATGCGCTCACCGTAAAGGACAGGAACCACCTCGCCTTGCTTGGTGTTGGCGTTGGATTTATCGAACGTAAAAGACTTCAGTTGGTCTGATTCGCTGCGGCCTGTAGTTGATGCGCCACCCATGGTGCTGACGGTTGGCATTTGCGGTGTTGGTGTTAGCAACTGTGCTACCCCGCCAAAAAGCATGGATGCTCCAATCGCACCAGTCACCTGAAACAGCAGTGCATTCTTGGCAAAAGCGGCACCAAAAACACCCGCTGGTCCCAAAAGCGAGAAGGCGACAAGCGCAACACCCGCAATCACTGCGCCCAAACCACCTTCACCGCCACGGCCACTTGGAATAGGAGCCAGCACAAGTCGTTTGCTCATTGGCCACAACAACTGCTCATCCGTCAGCCCAGTCGAATGGTCAGTAACAACGCGCCACACAATGCCGTTATCACTGCTTTGGATCATGTATTGACGCAGCTCTGGAATTTGTACACACAACGCCCGTACAGCCTCGGCAGGTGTCTTGACCGCAAGTTGGAAGCATCGCCCAAACCGGCGACCAGCCTCACCCAGCAACCTGATCGTGACCATCAGCCCAGCCTCCGCACCACCATGTAAGTATTCTCGCGGAAGTATCCGCTGTACGCCGTTAATCCAGAGAATCTGCCAACAAGATGCTGGTACAACAGGTTGGCGCTGGGATCTTCCACAACAGCGACGTGATTGCAGCAATTCTGATTCCTGATGCGGAACAGGATTACATCGCCGCGCTTCAACGGCACCGTGACCGGCAGGCGGACAAAACCCTCGGCGGCGAAATTGTCCTCAAAGTGCGTGAAACCACGGGTTGACCATTCGCCCTCGTACAGGCGCTCGTAATCGCCCATTGCTACACCCATCTGCTGCCAGTACCAATCCCGCACGGCGGAATAGCAGTCGTAGACGCCGTAGTTCCAAGGGCGCTCCAGTAGACCGGCGGATTGTTGAGGATCAAGCCAGAACGCCTCGCTGCCGCCGCAATTCCACACTGCATACGGCAGGTTGAGTTGTTTGCAGGCTTTACGATCAGCCTCGCTGAATCCGTTGTAATTGATGTGGCTGTGCCAGCAGGCAACCGCGTCGTCGTAATACAGAGCCGTGTCCTCGGCGCTGATCGTGAACGTGTCAGGCTCGCTGCTGGTGTTGGCGCATTCCACCACGGAGCCGTTTTGCAGAATGAAGCCGCAGGTTTCGCGTGGGTGAGCAGCCTCGGCATATTGGCGCATGGCGAGCCGTTGGGCAGTAGTCAGCGGATTTGACCAAGTAGTCAGTTCCATCAGCCTTGCGAGTCCACCAAGCCGGGGAAGCCTCCAAAGGGTAAGCGGCTGCCGGAGCCAAAACGCAATCTGCAGCTTTCCAGCCGTTTGCCGCACGCATCCTGCGCCAAGGTGCCGACCACGTTGTCATTGGCGTCCCAGTAGCTTGCGCCGCTGTAGTGGCAGCCGATGCTGTCGCGGTAGATCCACTGGCATTGTTCGCGCAGCAGGCGGCGACCGGGAAGACTGCGACCTTCAAGATCGAACGGGACAGAAAGCTGGAACGTGACCGACAATTTTGTTTCGTTGGTCTTTTGCTCCACCACCCACTGATCTGGTCCCCAGTAGGCGTCAGGATCGGCTGCAGGTTGGCCATCAAGGTAGGTGGTCAGTGTGCGGATGCGCTGCACCGTGGCGCCAACCAAGTCGTCGTAGGTGTTGGTGAGTCCGGTGATGGCGAGGCCGACGTTGGCAAAAGTGATGCTAGGGCGCTCCAGTTGACCGCTGGTATTTAGCTCAAAGCCATTTGCCTGTAATGGCAGCGCAACGTATGTATTGCCGTCGTAGACAACATCACTGCCGTTAGTTTGTGTCCAATTGCAAAAGCGATAAATTGACTGGTCAACAGAACCAGCGGGAAGTAATACCGCGATATCCAGCGTAAAAAGATCAACAACTTCGGGAAGTTGCGTCTTAAATGTTTGACTATTGGGAGGCGATTGAGTCATACATACACTCTCCGCATTTCAAATTGCAAAGTTGCATACTCTGGGCTAACTGGCGTGATTGTCCATCCACTGCCAAGCAAGAAAGAGCGGGCGGCAAGCGTCAATTCGATGTCCACCACAGTGCCATTCGCAATGGTCACAGAAGTCAGCAAGCCTGTGACAAGGTTGGCGGTGTAATTGGTTGGCCGTGTGTAACCAGTCAACGTCAACGCGCTGATGTTTGTGTAACCCAATAGCAATTGACCGGATTCAAAAGGCCGCGAAAAACTTTTTGTGTTGAATGGCGGAGTCCAAGTAATTGCTTGCCCCTTTTTTGACAGCAGAAAACTTTCAATTGAAAAAGCTTCTGAATTAGTCAACGGAATTGTTTTGCAGTCCCAGACTTCTTGTTCACTATTCAAACCATCGGTCAACACTTGGCTGTAGCCATCGCCAAATTGCATCCGCTGGACACGTTGGTTGCGACGCACCGTGCTGGACAAATCCAGCTTGATGTCGTCAAACGCCATGTATGTCATCGCAGGATGCCTCCGCTACGGCGCTCGTTGACCAAGTTGGCCATCACAATACCTTGAACCTGATTTGCAATCCGCTTTTGCGTAGCGGGTGACAAATCCTCACCGGTATTTTGAACGGTGATATTGATGGAATCAACTTTTACGTTGTTGCCACCACCATTCATTGTTACCGGAATGCTGCGACCATCAGGCAGAGGCACATAAGCTTCAGGGCGACTACCTTCGCCGTACATGGCGAGTTGTGGACCGGTTGCAATACCACCAGCGGCATAACGACGAAGCTTCAGTGGACCGTTGGCGGTCATGATTCCGCCCATGGCAAATCCGAAACCGCCAGTGAATGCCAAAGGATTGAATCCAACGCCGCTGGCATTGAACTGAGAAACATTGGCAAGGGGTGAGCCAAGAGAAGATGCAGCGGCTGGACCAAAGCCAATTGCGCTCATGATGCTTTTCAACACAAATTGCTGAATAATCATGCGGGTGGTGTATTCCAGAATTTGAACGGCAAATTCACGGAAGTTATACGTGCCATTGACAAGCAGTGAAGTGATTGAATCCTCAACGCCTTTGATGCCACGCAGGCTAAGCTCAGCCATTGCGTTCCTAACGGTGCCAACGTTGTCGGCGTAACCACGCAATCCATCGCCCAAACCAGCAATGGCATTGTTGTTGTATTCAAAAGCGCGAGTCATTGCATAGGTTTGATCTGTAATACCAATAAATGTGTCGGACAAGCCTTGCCAGTAATCACTCATTTTTTGTGCAGCATCACCGGCTGCCAAGTTCATTTGACTCTCATTAAGATCATCAATTGCTTGGACAAGAGGCGTGACATTTAAATCACCACCAGCTTCTTTATACGCCTTGGCAAGATCAAAAACTTGCTTAAGCAGTTGTTCCGTTTCTTTATTGGCTGAACGAACGGCTTTAGTGTAATTATTTTCAAAAGCTTCAAAAGCACTACCACCAAGTAGCCGAGTTTCCAGTGAAACGTCCTCAGTCGTTTCTCGTATTTTTTTGAGAAATTGTTCGCTTTTGCGATAAATATTATTTCTTTGTTCAGCTAGGCGAGCTTGCAATTTTGCTGCTTTTTCCGCAGCCTTGTCTGTTTGGGCTTGTGGTTGAATTCCAGGCAATCCCTTTGGTGGTTCACCTGTTCCGGTTGCCGCTGCTTTTTCAGCAGCACGTAAAGCAGATACTTGTGCAAAAGTTTCCGTGCGACGTTTGACTAAAACGTCATATTGACCTTTTTCAATTGGTCCAAGACCAGTGCCGCCTTTTCCTCCAAGTTTTTCAAATGCTTGAATTCTTTGATCTGTTACATTGAGAATTTTTTGCAAGTCATTAATTTGCCCTTGCCTGCCCCTGCCGAGACCAAAAAATTCATTTAACTTTCGAACCGCCGCATCAATTGCGCCAACAATAGCCGCAAACGTATTTTGAAAAGCTGCGCCAATTGGCTTAAGCAAACTGCCAATGCTTTCATTCAAGCGAGAAAGAGAAGTACGAAGACGGTCGCCAGCAGCGTCTGGACCATCGGCAATAATTTTTGCATTTTCCCCGTATTCTGCAAAAAGTTTTTCCGCAAATTTTTGAAAATCTTGCAAACTTACTTGACCATTTTCAAGAGCTTTGTCTAACTCTTGAGGCGTTTTGCCCATTGACTGAGCAAACAAACTAAAGGCACCAGGTAAACGTTCGCCAATTTGCTGACGAAGTTCTTCGGCTGAAACCTTGCCTTTACTGAAAACTTGGGACGTTGCAGTTAGCGCAGAATCAAGTTGCTCAAGTGAACCACCGGTGCCGCGAATACCGGATGCAATGCCCTTGAAAGCAGTCTCTGCATCTCTAACATTTCCGCCAGCACCTTTTACAGAAGCAGTTAATTGCGTGAATTGACGAGTAAGAATCTCTTGCGGAATTGCAAAATCACGACTTGTTTTATCGATAAATTGCAGGGCGCGACGATATTCGTTTGTGTCTTTGGTGACAAGTTGCAGAGCTTGGCGTTGCTTGGCGATTTCAGCGGCATATGTTGCAGCTCCGCCCAACGCTTGCCTAGCCATCCCAACTTGTGCGCCAATGGCACCACCAGTAGCGGCGCCTAAAGGACCGCCAAATGTAGCGCCAATGCCAGCGCCCAATAGACCTTCAATGCCACCAAAAACGCCAGCAGCGGAAATCGTTCCAGCGGTTCCAGCAATTTGCCCAAGACCCAATCGCCTTCTTGCGGCAGGAGGCAATGCAGGACCAATCGGTTGAGCGTATTGAGTACCTACAGCACGAAACTGCCCTGTACCACCAGCAATCAATGCTCCAGTACGCGGATCACGAGTACCTAATACCTCCCCTGCATAAGCAGCACGCTGCTCCATAATTGCTCGACGACGAGCATCCCGTGCTGCCTGAGCATCTGCTTCACGTTGTTGTTGAGCAATGCGATTTGAATAATTGGGCGGCACAGCCGGACCAATCGGTGCGCCATATTGAGTTACGCCAGCAACGCCGCGATAGGCACCAGTAAGAGGATCACGAATTAAACCGTTGGTCGTGCGGATTGCAACATTTGCTTGGTTGGCTGCATTCGCAATGCTTCTGAAATTATTGGCAACAGCTTTTTGATTGTTTTGAAATCCGCTCAGTCTTGCATCAAGGGCATCAGCTTCTTGACGCGCAATACGAAACTCATCAGATGATGTATCTACGCTGTTCGCAATTTCACGCCAAGCAGATGCATAACCCTTGAGATTATTGATGCTTTGCGCGGAACCAGCTTGAACCTTTTTGAGTTCCTGCGCTAATTCTTTAAAATTTACATTCGCAGCCGCAGTCTGCTGGCCAAGCGATTTAAAGGTGTTTTGCAGTTTTACAAGCTGCTGATCACCCTGTTGCCTGATTCTTAGTAGCAGCTCAGTGACTTGGCTCATCGTTTTGCGTTCAGAACGGCCAGGGCAGCCATTTCCATCACCTGCACGCCTTCGAAGATGGCAACAGGATCCTTGACTGAATACAGCTTACAGAGCCATTCCAAACTCGGGTAGATCAGTCCCGTCAATCCAGCCATGCTCGTGTGCCATTGCGTCGACATGCGGATGAACATCAACACAACCTCCCAGTTCTCCTCCCAGATCTCACAATCCTGTTGTGCAGCCTGCAGACGGGCAGCGGCGATCTGCTCCTCGCTTGCGCCAAGAGCCTTCAGGTCGGCCTCACGTTCGTCCACAACGCCGCCTTTCGCCCAGTACTCAGCGGCGGCTTTTAGTTTTTTGCGGGCGCCCCAGTGACGCTATCGGCATACGCCTGAATCAAAGCCTTCATGACGTAAGGATCGTCACACAGTTCCTTTTTGTTCTTTTCAGTAAAAGCAACTGGTTTGCCAGCCTCATCATTAATGCCATCCCAGCCTTCAAGGATCCCATCAAGCAGGGCATCATCGCCCTTATCAACAAGAGCATTGAAGGCCGAGCGACTGATCTTCCTGAAAACCGCCTCGAACGTTTGAGACTCGAAGCGATTCCCGTCAACAGGAGTCTCAACTTTGACTTCCCACTTGTAGGAGGCAGTTTTCTTGAGGACGAAGGCCATGAACAGAGATCAGGTGAACACCAGCGAAGCTTCGTTGTTGCCAGCCGTGGTGGGCAGAGCCAGGTACGGCATGGACAGCGCGATTACGCCGTTAGTATCAGCGTAGC